ATGTCTAAACCAGTCCATGTTTGTGCTTGTCCATCAATCGTTGTTGTTAAAGTCGTAGGATTAGGAGCAATACTTTCACCATCAATAGATATATTTGTACCATTTAATGAATATTCATAACCAGAATAGTCGTGGGAAACTATTTGCTCCGTCACGTTTGTACTGGTACGTGTTACTGCGTTCATGCTGCCGCTAGAAAAATTGGGAACGACTGGCACAGCTAAAACGTAAGGGGTATTTAATATCAATAATAATGGTAAATACCTTTTCATTTATCTACTTAGTAGTAACAGATGTGATAACAGAACCCGTTGCCACAGATCCAGAATTTCCAGCAGTTAGAGAAATAGCTCCCGCCGTTGTTATTGTTCCAGCAAGATCACCTGCTGTGCCTGCGGCATGTGATGTTACATCGGAAAAGTTAGCAGCAGCTCCAGTAGTTACAGCAGAGGCAGGTAAGGCATCAGCTTGGGTGTAGGTTTGAGAAAAACTAAAGCTTTCACCAGAAGTTGCGTTTTGGGTCGCAAGAACAACACCAGGACTATAAACACCTGACGTAATGGTTCCATTTGACAGCCTTCCAGCATCATCCGCTATCGCAGTGTCCACCCCCGTTCCAGAAACACTAAAAGAGCTTCCTATCCTTTCAGATTGAGTGATTCCAGCATTAACTGTCAGTTGTGCTGAACTGGTAATGGTATGTGTCAGATCTGCGTTAGCAGAAGGAGCCGCTAGGAAAAGCAGCAAGAATAGTTTTTTCATAAGTAAGCTTTACTGATTTGTGCTAGTAATCCTAATAATGCCAGAGCAGCACTAACAACTGCAGCAGCTTGGAATACCCTTTTCTCTAATAATCTTACTCTGTCCTCTAAATCACCTATCTTTTCCTCTGCTCGTCTCAATTTCATCTCGGTACAGACAATTCTAGTTTCCTGCCGAGCATCAATAGAAAGATCACCTGAAAAATCTCCTGTCATCATATCAACCTTCCATCAGGGCCAATCTCTTTACCTGTAATAGGATCTGTCTTTACAACTTCTGCTCCATTGATTTGGATCGGAGTTAGCACTCGAATTGTTTGATAGTTTCCACCTCCACCTTCAGCCATCATTGTTTGCATTTCTTTCTTGGTCATTGGCTTATCTTCTGGAGGAACTTCAAACGTGCCATCACCTTTTTTCTTAGCTGACTTCTCTAAACCAAAACTTGCGAGGGAACTCGCTAACAAACTCGCAGGAAAAGTTATATCCTGCTTCTCTCCACTTGTTAGTCCAGGGATCTTAGGCATGTAGTTTAAAGTTACGAGCGCACCACTCCAAAAAACTACCAAAAGCCTGACTGCGACTGAGATGTACTCAAATTGTTCATCTCTATCAGGAACTTTTTCCTGAAGTTGTTGCATCAAACTTTTCTTTTCAGGCTTGGGTTCAGGCATAAAAGAATAGAAACAATAGTCTAAGATTACTCCAAAAGGATAAAAATGCCTCAAGAACTACTTGCAGCACTGATAGGGGCAGCTAT